AGGTCATGAGCAAGCTAAAACTGCATCATCAATTTATAAGATGTATCGTGCATCTGTCAACTCTCGTTTTCCAGACTTTGGAAAAGTAATTCTACTTTCATTCCCACGTTTTAAAAATGACTATATTCAGCAAAGATACAACGAAGTTGTGGCGGAAAAGGAAACTGTTATTCGTCATAATAAATTTAAAGTAGATCCCGATCTTCCTGATGGAACTGATGGTAATGAATTTGAAATTGAATGGGAAGAAGACCATATTGTTTCTTATAAAGTACCTAGGGTATATGCATTAAAGAGACCAACTTGGGATATTAACCCGACCCGTAAGATTGAAGATTTTACAATTGACTTTTATACAGATCCAACAGATGCATTGTCTCGTTTTGCATGTATGCCACCAGACGCAACGGATGCATTCTTTAAAAATCGCTTAGTAATTGAAAAAGCATTTAGCAATCCTAAATTAAATGTTGATTCATATGGAAGATTTGATGATGATTTTGTTCCAAAAGAAGATGTTAAGTATTTTATGCATGTTGACTTGGCACAAAAACATGACCATTGTGCAGTAGCATTAGCCCACGTTGACGGCTGGGTAACCATGAAGATTGGTGAAAATTTTAAGCAAGCAGCACCTAGAATTGTAGTTGATGCAGTCAGATATTGGACACCAACAGCTTCTAAATCAGTTGATTTTACAGAAGTAAAAGATTATATTACAAGTGTGCGGGATAAAGGATTTAATCTTAAACTTGTTACATTTGACCGCTGGAACTCACACGATATGATGCAACAACTTGGTGTTCATGGTATTAAAACAGAAATTTTATCTGTAGCAAAAAAACATTATGAAGATATGTCTCTTACTTTAACTGAAGAGAGATTGCATGGTCCACATATTCAATTGTTGATTGATGAATTGCTTCAGCTACGTATTATGAAGGACAAGGTAGACCACCCTAGAAAAGGATCTAAAGACCTCTCAGACGCCGTTTGTGGAGCTGTATTCAATGCTATATCCTTGACACCACCAGATCAAGATAAAGAAGTAGAAATCTATACTTATTCTGGTGTATTTGCGGGGGAATTGGCACAATTAAAGGCGGAATCGGATGCAAGAATGAAGAATACAATCCGTATGCCTGAAAGAAAAACAATGCCACAAGATATTAGAGATTTCTTTGATGATGAAGACGGGGAATACAAAGATATAGTTGACAACTTCAGAATACTATAGTAAACTGTCACCAACAACAAACAAAGGGTAATAAATGTTAGCAAACGGAACGATTAAAACTATTGAAGATGAAGATGATATTTATATCAGTTTAACTGCACTTTGTGAATATTTTACAAAGTCTGTGGTTAGTATGAGAAGTGAAATTGATGCAGCAGATACAAAGCATAAGCGTTATGCTGCAGGATTATATGATATGATGCGTACTCTTGCAGAAGAAATGGTTGAGCTTGGAAAATTTGAAGCACAACGTCGCATGATTAATAGCCCTGAAGATTTATTGAAAATGATTGACAAGAACCCTTTCGGTAAGGTAGAATAGGGTTACAATGGTCTGTAGCACAATTGGCAGTTGCACTCCGCTGTTAACGGAGATGTTGTAAGTTCGAGTCTTACCAGACCAGCTAGATAAATTATTAACCAAACAAACATAGGAGTATAATTATGAATATGATGGCGGAAAAGACAGAAGAAATTTCAGAACAAAAAGAATATATCTTAAAAGCCATTGATCGTTGTGATGCATGTGCAGCACAAGCTTATGTTTTGGTTAAAGGTGTCACAGGAGAATTAATGTTTTGTGGTCATCATTATCAAAAAAATGAAAAAGCATTAAAAGAATTTGCTTATGAAATTGTTGATGAGCGAGATAGGCTAATAGAAAATAAACTCATAGGTCAAGCTCACGTATAATTTGTTATGATGCAAAAATTATGATATAATATATATCATGGAATGCGGAACTTATTCAGGATATATAACCCACGGCAAAAACAAGGAAAAACCTTGCAACGAGTGCAGGCTGGCAGCAAATAAGTATAGAAGAGAAAAAAGAAAATCGGATAATGAAAAGCTTGGGTATGACCCAAGAAGGTTTAGTAGGCATCATATAACAAAAGAGTATTATGACAATATGATGTCAAAGCATGACGGAAAATGTTGGATTTGCAAAAAAGCAGAAGCTGTACATATAGACCATGACCATAATTGTTGTGAAGGCGGGTGGTCTTGTGGAAAATGTATAAGGGGTGTATTATGCAGTAATTGTAATACAGCAATAGGTCTTTTAAAAGACGATATAAATCTTTTAAAAGAAACAATTAAATATTTAAAACAACTGACAGTATCCTAGCCTGGTTTTGGAAGTACTCTTATAAGGTATGTATCGCTGGTTCAAATCCAGCCTGTCGGACCACATTCCCGATTCGTCTAACGGCAAGACCCCGCCCTTTGGAGGCGGTTATCGTGGTTCGAATCCATGATCGGGAGCTAGCACTAATGGCCCAACGGTAGAGGCGCTAGTCTTAGGAACTAGATGTTGTAGGTTCGAATCCTACTTGGTGCACAAAAGGCTCCTCTAGCCCAGCGGTAGAGGCATATCACTTAAAATGATAAAAGCGTTGGTTCGAATCCAACGAGGAGCACTAGGTTATAGGTGGCACTTACTTAGGATGTTATAGTTACGTATACAAACTAACTGGGCAATCGCTCACCACCTATAACCCCTGCGGATGTTGCATATTGGTAGTGCCTCTGCCTTCCAAGCAGAAGGGGTGAGTTCGATTCTCATCATCCGCTCTCGCCTCCCTAGCTCAGTGGTAGAGCATCCGCCTTGTAAGCGGAAGGTCGTCAGTTCAATCCTGACGGGGGGCTCGGAAAAATGGCAGAGTGGTCTATTGCAACGGTTTGCTAAATCGTCGTACGAAAGTACCGTAGGTTCGAATCCTACTTTTTCCGCCACGGTGTATAAGCCCCAAGGTGGGGCAGTGGACTGTAAATCCGCCGTCAACGACATGCTTGGTTCGATTCCAAGATACACCACAATTAATGTATAATTAACTTATCATGACAGATGCACATAAGCAAACATTAAATCTTCATTTAATTACATCAATTCCAGATCATGCTCCACGAAAAAATGATCCATATTACAAATATTTTATACAGGCAAAAGCTCGTATAAAAAAGACGGGAATGTGGAAGTGTATAATTGATGATGATTTATGCTCAGGAGAACCAGAACTTCATCATTCATTTGTAGAATTTAGTCAGATAGCCAATATGGATCCACAGAAGATAGAGGCAGCATTTGGGCTACATTTTGAATCAGATGATGATTTTCAAAAATGGATAGAAAGTCCAGGAAATTTGGAAGTATTATGTGCTGCTCATCATAGGACACATTTTGGTATCCATTCAATCCCCGCTCCTTTATGGGAAACATTTAGGTTCAGAAAGACGGGTACGGAACCAGCAGTAGAAGTCGTTACAAACGATAAATGATATAATAGTACTATAAAATAAGGAGATTAACCATGGCAATAGCACATCAAATAGTAGCATTAAATTCAAGCACAGCAACTCTAGTAAGTATTCCTTCAGCATCTGAAGTTCCTTACGAGCACAATGCATCAATTTCAGTACAGAACCTAGACAGTTCAGCAACAGTATTTTTGGGTGACTCAACAGTTACAAGCTCATTTTACGGATATGCATTAGTTCCTGGAGCATCAGTTAGTTTTGATCTTCTTGCAGATGATAAGCTTTTTGCCATCGCATCAGCTGGAACACCAAACGTTGCAGTCTTAGCAGCGGAGGTTTAATATGTCTATTCGTTTTGGTTCACCCAAACAACAGCAAACAAAAGTAACTATTCTAAAGGCATCCGATTTTAGTTTTGTGGCAGATGCTGCAATTACATCTAACACTTATGTTCCAGTAGTTTCAAAAACATTTACACCAACACTTACCAATGCTGACATTTTTGTTGAAGTTTATGCAGTTTCAAGTGTAAACGGAAGCGGTAATGATGATTGGTTTACAAATATCACTTGGAACGGAAATGAGATTGGTTACAACCATGAATCATTTTCTACAACATATAGCGGCGGGTCAAGAACAAGTAACCTATTCCCACTAGTCGGATCTTGGTACAATATTAACACAACTCCATATACACTTGCAGTAAATGCAAAACGTGGAACATCAGATGATACTTTAACTATTAAAGCAGATGGATCTTTTTATGTAAAGATTACAGAGGCTGCAAGAGCATAAAATGAATAATGCCATTAATAAAGATCGTGGAACAATTGCAGGAGACTCTTCAGCAAATTCTGGTCGCATTAGTGGCGGGGTAGGTTGGAAGATTGAATTCAATACTCCAGACTGTCAGCATGGTTGGTCAGTAATTAAAGTTGGATCAGGACAATCAATAGGTTGTTTTTTTAAAGAAGAAGACGCAAAAGCGGCATTGGAGGCACTAGCGGTGACAGAACCAGTTGTAAAAGCAGAAGGTGGATACAAACCAACTGCAGGAATGAAGTCAGCAGCAGCAAAAGCTATCAAGTGGAAAGAAGAAGGCAAAGCTAACGGGGCGGGAACCAATGTTGGTTGGACTCGTGCACATCAAATTGTAAATGGTGAGTCATTGTCTCTTGATACTGTTAAGCGTATGTATTCTTTCTTTTCTCGCCATGAAGTTGACAAACAAGGAAAAGAATGGGATAAACCATCACATGGTAAAGTTATGTGGTATGCATGGGGCGGGGATGCAGGATATTCTTGGTCTCGTGCTATTGTAGAAAGAGCTAATAAAGTAGAAAAAGGCATAGCATCATGGGATGGTGTATTTGCCCCAGTAAAATTAGAAAAAACTTATGTCCGCAAATGCATGACTTGTGGATGTGATGATTTAGGAAATGATCACCACTATATTTCAGATACAGAAAAGTGCATGTATTGTCTTGATAAAGGGCAGGGACCTTGTTGGGATGGATATGCATATGCGGGAACAAAAGAAGATGAAAATGGAAAAACTGTTCCCAATTGCATTCCCGTCAAAAAAGATGATGCATCAGGGCAAACAAAACAAAACCAACAAGATGGAATTGGTGCATTAAGTTTTTGGAATGGATCTTTATCTCCTGTAATGGGATTACAAAATGGAGATGCAGGATGGAGATCAACTTATAATTCCCCGCCACAAAATGACGGGAAGCAAACAGTAGGATATGGCAATCACTCAGACCCGAAAGGTAGAAGTAATCAATGAGCTTAGGTAACACAATTAGCGGTAATGGAAGTTTTTCTGGTCCATCCACAATAAAAGTAATACCAGAAGGACCAAGATATTCTTTTTCTAATTTTTTAGAGTATATTTATAGTTATGGCAACTACCCTTTTGGAACTTATCTTGGAGTTTTGCGTAGTTCTACTTTGTTTTCATCTGGAACAGGGATATTGCCAGATACGACCACAACACTAGTAACAGTCTCTGGTGTGACTGGCCCAAATTCATCAGTAAATGGAACAACTTTTAATACTTATAAAGCTGAAAATGGAGCAACTCTTTATATAACAAGTGGTGGATCTTCTTTTCAGGCTGAATTGGTTAATTTGGGATTAATCACAAATGGATATAGTTTTGATTTTAATGTGGCATCTGATTTGCCAGGATTTACAATAAATTTTAATTAATTGGAGATTATTATGGAAAATATTTTAACAGAAGATCAACAAAATGTTTTATCTTTAGCAGCAAAAGCAAAAACTGAAGAAGAAAAAAATAATGCAATCAAAGCATTAAAAGAAACATTCCCCAATCAAACAAAAACAAAAATAAGATGGTCTGACGGAACTGTTACAGAATAAATAATTAAATAATTAACCCGCCTATGTCATTGACAGGGCGGGGGCGCCGTCGGATGGAACAATTTTTGAATAAATAAAAATACATGTATAATTAGTTATATATTGTTGCTTTTAAAACGATATACAAAAGGAGATATTTATGTCATTATCAAATAGAATATCAGGAAATGGAAATATTTTTGGAAATGCAAATTTTTCAATAGTCCCACCATTTCCAATAGTAAGTGGTGGAACTTTAACATCAGATTCAACATATTACTATAGAACATTTTTAGGAAATGGAACTTTAACTGTCGCAAACAACAATCTTACAGCTGATATATTAATGGTAGCTGGTGGTGGTGGAGGCGGTTCTAATTATTATGATGCAGGCGGTGGCGGTGCGGGTGGATTAATCCATTTAACATCAACTTCTATTGAAAAGGGGTCTCACGAAATAATAATCGGAGCAGGTGGAAGTCCAAACGTAAAGGGAAATAATACAACTTTTAATAATTTAACGGCAATTGGTGGAGGACGTGGTTTTGGATTCATGAATGGTCATCCTTCAAATGCTGATGGTGGTTCAGGAGGAGGAGCAGGGTACTTCTCTGGTTCAAATCACGGTTTGGGAACCACTGGGCAAGGAAACGATGGCGGAACAACTGGCAGTTTCTATGGTTCTCCTGGAAACGGAGGAGGAGCAGGTACGGCTGGGTATGCAGGCGGTGGTGGTGATGGATTACAATTTTTAGATTTTGCATCAGCAACAGGTACTGGCAACGGCAACGAAAGGCTTATAAACGATAACATAATTACTCTTCAAGGTTACTACGCTGGTGGAGGTAGCGGTGCAGGTTATCATTTTGGTGCTCCTGGATTAGGTGGAGGCGGTGCTGGTGGAGGCCAGCAAACATTTTTTACATCATGGGGTTACCCTCTTTTTAGTGAAAGAGATGCAAACGGCGTAGCTAATACTGGTGGCGGCGGCGGAGGAGATAATCAAGGGGGATATTGGTATGATTCAGGATCGGGCGGTTCAGGATTAGTTATAGTAAGATACACTAAAGAATCAGTAGGAGGATAAAATGTCACATTGGGCAGAAGTAGATAATAATAATATAGTAACTCGTGTCCTTGTTGGAGATAATAATGATCCAGTGGGAGACGAAGGCTATTCATGGTTAGTTAATAATCTAGGTGGAAAATGGATAAAAACTTCATATAATACCATAAATGGTCAACATAAAAATGGCGGTACGCCATTAAGATATAATTATGCTGGGCTAGGAATGTTTTATGATGAAGTTGAAGATGTATTTTATGCAGCACAACCTTATCCATCATGGACATTAAATAAAGATAATTACACATGGGTTGCACCAATAGCACAACCTGATGATAAATTAATTTATACTTGGAATGAACAAAATAAATCATGGGATTTATTTAAAGCAGAAGATGCTCCAAGTCCGTTCCCATCATGGGTATTAAATGCAAACAATATTTGGGTTTCACCAGTTGATAAACCAAATGATGGAAAACTTTACACATGGAATGAAGATTCCAAAAATTGGGTAGTTGTAAATAACTAACTAATTAAATAATTAACCCGCCTATGTCATTGACAGGGCGGGTTTTTTATGTTATAATAAATATACAGAATGCCGTAAGGGTTCTGAATTTAAACTAACTTGCTGAAAAGGAGCTAAGTAAAATGACACATCTAGTATATAAAGACCCATTCTCACATATTCAATCTATTTTCAATGACCCGTTTTTTTTGGGTTTTGGAGATCAATTTGTAAGATGGGAAACAAATAAGAAAACAACATCTTCATTCCCCCCGTATAACGTAAAGAAAGTTGACGAAGACAATTATGTTGTTGAGTTGGCGGTTGCGGGGTATGACCGTGAAGATATTGATGTAACAGTAGATAAAGATACACTGATCATCAAAAGTGAACGGGAGAATGATGAGAAATCAGAGTATATTCACAAGGGAATTGCTGGACGCAATTTCACCCAGACATTCACACTTGGTGAATATATGGTAGTAAAGTCTGCTTCACTTGATAATGGATTGCTATCTGTAAGAATTGAACGTGAGATTCCAGAGGAAGCAAAGCCTAAGTCAATTAAGATAAAGTAAGATATAATATATTCACTGCACCCTTTCATCGGGGAGTCGCAGGAAGAGACCTGAGTAAGTCTTAAAACTGCTCACATAGCGGGATAGAGCAGCTAGGAAGCTCGGGAGCCTCATAAGCTCTAGGTCATGGGTTCAAATCCCATTCCCGCCACGAATTAAATGTAATGTATAATTAAATATATGAAAAAAGTTTTACATTTTTTGTCTATATATATACAGAAAAATCCCGCAAGGATATCTGGTTATATTTCAGCAATCAGTTTAAATGCAATGAAATACTGGACTACTGTCCCAGTTGGACTATTGATACCAATAGCGATGCTTTTAATTATGATGGGCGAAGGTGGGCAAAGAATGGAAAATAAAAAAACTTTAGCAGCTTTATACACAGAGAATGACCCATCTAAAAAAGATGAGGAGATTCTAACTGAAATGATAGAACATTTAGAGATTAGCAAGAGAAAGAAGAAATCAAATGGCAGAGCACGAAGATCTAATTCAAGAGCTTAAAGTTCTTAAATCAATGGTAGTAAAAATGTATGCCCAAACTCACGGGTATCATTGGAATGTTGAAGGGGCGGGATTCCCACAATACCACCGTTTCTTTCTTAAAATATACGAAGATGTATATGAGTCTATTGATCCAATCGCAGAGAACATTAGAAAGCTTGGTGCAAAAGCCCCGTTTGGTTTAAAATCATGGATGGAAACAAGCCCTGAATTTGAGATTAATGATTCAGAAGATTTAAATGCAAGACAAATGATTCAAGAGTTAGTTAATTCTAACACTGTTGTTATGGCACAACTTAAAAAAGTTTATGATATATCTAATGAATTAGATTATCAAGGAATTTGCAATTTTATTGCTGGAAGACAAGAACAACATAGATTTTGGCAATGGCAATTGACAAGCACTTTAAAACCTACTATAATGTAGAAGAAGGAATTTTTTGCATTTTCCTCCTTTCTATGAAGCAAAAGGTACTAGAAATAGTACCTTTTGTGTTTGGGGTTTGAAGCATTAAGGTGATGCAATAGACTTTTAATCTATGGAAGAAGGATCGTTACCTTCCAGACCCACGCAGTCAAGCCCCTATAGCTCAGTGGATAGAGCATACGGTTTCTACCCGTCAGGTCGGGAGTTCAAATCTCTCTAGGGGCACTATTGACAAATCTTACAATAAATAGTAAAATGTACCATAACAACTAATAGAAAGAAGTAAAATGAAAAAGACTCTCATAATTGCAGGAACAGTAATTGGTGGAGCATTGATTGCTTTGCTAACTTTGAATCGTGCAAATGCTGCAACAATTGCAATTATTGATACAGCAATTAATTCTAATTATGTAAAGAATGTTACACATGAAGCTTGTTTTACAGATAATGCATCTTGTCCAAATGGTCAAGGATCAATGGATGGGTCGGGAGCTGCAAATGTTCCTTCATCAGCATATAAAGTTGGAGATGTTATCCATGGCACTGAAGTAGCACAAGTAGCTATTCAGGCTAATCCAAATGTAAAGATTGTATTTATTCGTATCGGTGACTGGTATGGCTCTAGTATGTTGCAAACAGGTACACAGCTTGATAATGCCATGACATGGGTCACGCAAAATTATAAGAAGTATGGCATTCAAGCAGTATCAATTTCTCAAGAACGAGAGAATTTTACAGGTGCTTGTCCAGTTGATAATACATTGACAAATAATGTTGAAACTTTAAAGTCAGCTAATATTCCAGTATTTGCTGGAGTAGGAAATAGTGGGTTGAAGAACTTTGTTGGATTCCCCGCCTGTTCTACAGATATAATCAGCGTAGGAGCATCATCAGCTCAAGGCACACCTTACTACTTCTCAAACCTTGGGGCAGGAGTAAAGCTTATGTCTTTGGGTCGTACTACCGTTCCAATCACCACAGATTCTGGAACCGTACAAACACCCGTCATGGGAACTTCAATTGCAACCCCTTGGGCAGCAACACTTTGGGCTACAAATGGCTGGGGAACTTATGACTCAAATAAGGCGGGAATTGCAAAGCTACCTGTCATCATGGATAGCTATAAAAACAAGTATCCATTTTTGATGTAATACTGTATAATAAGATTTGAGGAAGTGACACATTGGAATACGATCCTTCAAATGAAGACCATTTTGAAATTATGCAGTATCTCATAGCAGAGGGTGCAGCAATTTTAGATGGAATGGATGAAGATGGTGAGCCAGTATACGTGTTTGATATGGAAATTTTGGAAGAAGTAATGCCAGAACTCCATGCAGTAATGCAAAATGATATAGACCAAGTTTTGGTTGATCTGTATCAAAAAGGTTTAATTGATGTAACTTACGATGAAAATCTAAATGCATTAATGACTGTATCTGAACAAGGCAAAATTGCTTTATTAGAAGCAGGATTTGATTTAGATGGATTTGAAGACATTGAATAATTATATAAGGTGGTGATTTAAATATGGATAACAACCAACAAGGTAAAGAGGGTGGAGTACAGCAACCAGCAGCAGCTGCAGCAGTAACAGAAGCAGCAGGCCCAGAGGCTCCTCTAGTTTCAGATGCTAAGACTGATCTTGGCGTAAACAACCCTGGTACACTTAACGTCGCAAGCCCTTTCACGGGGCGTGATGTTTCAATGACCACTCCACAATATGCTGGAGGAAATATCACGACAACAGAGGTAGGGTCAAAGTAAATGGAACTCGTACTTAAAAGAGAATTTTCAGATGAGAAGCGTAAGGAATTAGCAGACAAAGGTCATGCAATGCCTGATGGTTCTTTTCCAATTGAAAATATCACAGATTTGCACAATGCTATTCAGTCAATAGGTCGCTCAAAGAATTATAATAAGACTAAGTCTCATATAATTGAAAGAGCAAAAGCACTTGGTGCTACTAGCATTCTGCCAAAAGATTGGACAGTGCAAAAGTTTATTGATGACGTTAAAGATGATATTGAAAAAGCAATTGGAACATCATCTTCAATAGACCAAGAACGTGACGAAAGAAGCGTTGAGAATTACGTCAGACAAACTGGTAATGTTAATACACCACCAGTCAATGTTGGCGATTACACGAT